AAGCTGGATTACCTGCATTACACGGATGACACGAACACGACGCTGGCCGCCATTGTCAGCAGCGGGACGGGCGTGCTGTTCATCAGCCAGATTGACGCTCAGGGAGTGTGACGTGCGGGAATGGATGCGATTCTGTTGGCGCTTCTGGCGGATGCGGCAGACGCACGTGTGGGAGAAAGCGGCGCGCGCGGTCGAGGAAGTCCTGCGGCATGACGGATTACAGCAGGCGGCGACGGCGCAGGATTGCGTGACGTTTTGTCCCCGGTGCGGGCAGATTCCCGATGGAGACCGGAGAATGGAAGAAGCGCGGGAGCGGTTCTTTGCGAGTTGGAAGGGCGAGGCGCCGAAGAGGAGTGAACTGGATTTTGCGCTGGCGTGGGAGTATTTCCGGCGGAAGTAGGCGGAGAAGCGAAAGGCAAGAGGGACTGTAACACAGAGATCACAAAGGGAAGAACACAGAGCGCACTGAGATAGGAGCAAGAGAAGAACAGAAGAGAAAGACTGGCGCAGAGTTCGCGGAGAGCGCTGAGGACACAGAGAAGAGCGCCGCTGAGAGAGCGGAGAGACGATGGCTGCGATGGATTCGAGGTTGAAGGGATATGCGGGGAGGGTGACGCACCCGACGCTGGCGCTGGAGCGGGCCTATTGCACGATCTGCGGACGGCCGTATGGCTGGGTGAGCATGGAAAGCTACGCGCATGTGGCCCCGGCGGAAGTGATTGTGGTGTGCGACGGATGCGATGAGAGATATGGACGCATGCCGTTGCCGGAATTGGAATTGAAGCGAACAAAGGAGAGTTGACGTGCCATTTTATTACGCGGTTTCTTCGCAACAGAATAGCAACGCCACAGCGAACACGGATACGCTGCTGGCGGATTTGAAGACGGCCAGCGCAAACGCGGGATTGCGAGCGTATGTGCAGAAGCTGCAGGCAGGGTCGTACGCAACGCCCGCCGACAATGCGATTCGCATCCGGTTGCACCGGCTGACATCGCTAGGGACGTATGCCTCGGGAACGTCGGTGACACCGGCGCAATTGGTGCCCGATGCACCGGCCGCGGCATCGCTGGCGTCGACGCTGCCATCGTTGGGTACTGGGGCGCTGAACGCGGTGCCGGCAATCCAGTTGGCGTTCAATCAACGCGGCACGGGATTGTGGGCGGCGTTCACCGTGGACGAGGCCATCGGCATCTCCGGCGCGAACACCGGCGTGAATGGACTGGTGGTGCTGGATAGCCAGTCAACGGGGACATCGGTGCCGGTGAACTTCAAGATTATTTTCAGCGAGTAGCGCGTGGCGACGACAACCTGGGTTGCGGGGCTGTACAACGACGTGACGCTGCAGCCCGCGCCCGCAAACCGGCAAGCGCCGGCGAGCTTGCTGGACATGGAGGAGCGGAGAATTCTGCTTCCACCGCCGCCGGCGGAAGCGGAGTTCTTCTACGAGGAGTTGGGCGGGTACAAGGCGACCGAATTCCACGCGGGATTGCAAGCGAACGCGGAGTTCGACGCACAATGGATCCTGCTGGGACGGCCACCCTCGGCATTTGACGAAGTGGAGTGGCAGCGGTTTGCGGGGACGTGGTTCTCGCAGACAACAAGTGAAGCGGAGACGGGGCTGACGCCACCTCGAGCGCCAACGGCCTTTGATGAAGTGGAGTGGCAGCGGTTTGCGGGGACGTGGTTCTCGCAAGTGACGAGCGAGGCGGAGACGGGGTTGACGCCCATTGTACCTGGGAGGGCCTGGGACGAGACCGATTGGCAGCGAGCGTTCGCGTGGTTTGCAGCGTCTCCGGCGGAAGACGAGCAGCCGGGAAAGTTGCCGTTCACACCGCCGCCCGTGCCGAATCTCGGCTGGGACGATTTTGAGTGGAATCATGATTTTGGCGCGCGGGGATTGGTGATGTTCGTGGTGATGGACGATTTTGTGAACGCGCCGGCTGGCGGAGGAACTGGCGGGGTAACGCCAAGCCGAAGAGCGGCGAGATTGGGCTTCACGATGCCCGCGTTTCGCTAAAGCAAGCAGTAAGAATCGCCGCCAAATCCGATGAAAAAGTGCAAGGCATTTTATCCGATCGCGGGGTCGCGAACGGCTTGGATTCCGTGCGCGCAAGGGGCGGAGGCGGGCTCGAACTTTTGCCGCCGACATGGAGACGCCATCTTCGGAGCGATGCTGGGGGCGATTGTGTACGAGAAGGCGGTAGATGAGGCGGTGACGCCTTGTGAGGATCGAGCAGCCGCTAACTGCACGGGTGCAAAGAAGTTCAAGGGGTGCCATGGCCGCCGCATTTCGCGTGGGAATTAGCACTTTCCGGACCCTGAACGATCCGCTGTTCGGAAGGCTGTGCGTGGCAGGCGGATTGCCGCGACACAGGGGAGCGCGCAAGTTACATCACCAGGCGAAGAGTTCTTCGCTCAGGTCGATTGCTGGGTCTGACGACGGAGGCGGTCCAACCGCTGGCGGGAGTGCGCACACCTCCACCGCACACGCCGCGGACTGCAAACCGTGCGCAGATTCGGCAGGCGGCAGCGGGAATGGAACGAAGCGCGCTCCTGAAAAAGGCGTTGAACAGTGGGTCCCGATCCTGGAATTCCCAGAGAAAGAGCTGCGGCCCGTGGAGCCGCTACCGCATGACGGGCTGCGATTTGTGCAAGCAGTGAACGAGGAAGTGCAGATGGTCGGTATCGCAAAGGGGCTCCTGACAGCCGACGACATCAAGGTGAAACAGCGAGTGTTTGAGCAGTTGATGGAGATGGCCTACGGGAAGAATGCGCGCGGCGGAGAGAAGTCCAAGCCGACGGTGATCGATATTCCGGGGATGACAAAAGATTGAGGAGGAACGAATGGCAAGTCCGAAGGTGGTTTTCATCGGTGAAGTGGCACAGATCGCGGGCGTGGGTGCGGTCGTTGCTGGTATCGTGTTGAGTCTGCATCACTGGGGCGCGGCAGCCGCCTTGATCGGTGGATTTGCGGCGTTTTTTGTAGGAAAGAAGCTACGGGCATCGTAGGCGGAAAGGATCCCACGCGGTGGGCGAGCAGTTCGATCTTGGAACGGTGTACCGCGCCTTCGACAGGCAACGAGAATTCCACAATTCCAAGAAGAAATACCGGCTGTTTGGCGGAGCCGCGGGACCCGGCAAGACAAAGGCGCTCTTATGGGAGGCCATCCGTAAGGCGCTCTTGCATGACGGGTGCGACACGCTGCTGTTGCGGCGGACCTTTCCCGAATTGGAGGCGTCGCTGGTGGCGCAGTTCCGGCGAGACGTGCCCACGTGGTGGTACCGCAGCTTCAACGAAGCGAAGCACCTGGTGACATGGACGAACGGGTCCACCACGCGCTTTGGCTACTGCCGGAACGAAAACGACGTCTACCAATACCAGGGCGCAGAGTTTTTGTTCATCGGGATCGATGAGCTGACGCACTTCACGCTGAAGCAATGGCAATTCCTGACCTCCCGCAATCGCTGCCCGATTCCGGGAACCTTTCCGTGCATGGCCGGGGCCACGAACCCGGGAAACATAGGGCACGCCTGGGTCAAAGCGCTGTGGGTGGACAAGGCGCCGCCGCCGGGATTCGAGCGGCCGGAGCAGTACGATCCGGCAGATTACGACTTCATACGCGCGCGGATTGCCGACAATCCGATTTACGCGAACGACCTGAATTATCGCAAGACGCTCGAGGCGCTTCCGGAGCAACTTCGCAAGGCGTTTCTGGAAGGGAACTGGGACTTTTTCGCCGGCCAATACTTCGATCTTTTCGAGATCGGGCGGCACACGGCGCGGCCAGAAGAGATTGGGATGCAGGCGTGGTGGCCGCGGTGGATTTCGATTGACTGGGGATTCCAGCATCCGAGTGCGGTGTACTGGCACTGCGCGATGCCGAGGGAAGTGGCGAGTGGCGAGTGGCGAGCGGCGAGATCGAAGAGGGATCCCTCGACTGCGGCCGCAAACGCCGCGGCCTCCGCTCGGGATGACAGTTTTGGGTTAAGCGCATACGCAGACGGCCATCGAGATCAAGCGGCTGGGAAAATCATAACGTACCGGGAGTTCGTGCAGAACGGGCTTTCGCCGCGGATGCTGGGGCAGGCGATTGCCGAGCGTTGCAAGGACGAAAAGATCCGGGAGATTTACCTTTCGCCGGATGCGTTTGCGCACCGCACAAGCGAGGCTTCGATTGCGGAGCAACTGGGAGAGGTGCTGGCAGCGAATGGATTGCCGCGTCCGTCACTGGCGGATGACGACCGGATTGGCGGATGGCAGTTGATGTACCAGTTGCTGGAGCAGGACGCCTGGGTGATCACGGTGAATTGCGGGAAGTTGATCGAGTGCTTGCCGCAACTGGTGCGGGATAACCGGCGGGTTGAGGACGTGCGCAAGGTGGAAGGCGACGATCCGGCGGACGCGGCGCGGTATGGAATAGTTCCCGGCGCAAGATACGCCGGTGTTGGGGCATCCGCCAGAGGCGGACCCGGGGCGGGGCAGGCTCCGCCCCTTTATTCTCAGGTGCGATTCATACCAGGTATGCCGCTGGGCGAACAGATCGCACGGCAAGTGAGCGCGGAAGACCCGACTTCACGAGCGATCCAGTTTCAGAGGCTGGAGGCGGAGGCGCGCAAGCAGTTCGGGCCGCAGAGGTTGCCGCGGCGGCGCTGGAACTGGTGAAAGCTAGAGGGAAGTGCGAAGGGTGGGCCGATGTTGGCGTTCGTTAAGAGATTCTTTAAAACGCGGTATGTGGGGCTGCTGGAAGAGGAAGTGGCGCGATTACGCAAGGAGAACCGTGCGCTGCTGAATTCGCTGCTGGGGACGGCGGGATTTCCGCCGGTGGAGTTTGCGGAGCCTGTGAAGCCGGTGGAACTGCCGAGATTGCGGAAGAGATCGTGGCAGCAGGTGCAGGTGAAAAGGGAGCAGGACGCGATGAAGGGGTGAGGCCTAGGGGACCTGAGGATTAAGGGGGAAGAACTAACGCAGAGCGCGTAGGGAACACAGAGTTCGCAGAGAAGAGGAAGCCAAGCGGGGCGGTAACACAGAGGTCACAGAGAAAAGAGCACAGAGGACGCGGAGAAGAAGAGGCCGCGCGACGGCGGATAGATTGACCCGGCCGATCTGAAGATCGGCCACTACAACGGCGGGACTCAAGAGATGAGAGATCGTATGGACAACGCGATGACAGATTGGGAGCCGGGGATGACGGCACCGGCGGATGGCAATGCGGGGGCGGGAGACGTGGGGGCAAGTTTCGGAGAGATTCCTCACTTCGCGGACTCCGTTCGGAATGACGGGCTGCAGAGTCAGGTGAGCCAGGGAGTGGACCTGGGGCCGAACTTCGAGAGGCTGGAGGAAGAGCGGCCGGAGTTGGTGAACGCCCTGCGAGAGTTGGTGCGGCAATACCGCGTGGAGGGCGTGGCGGCGCGGATGCACGAGATCCGGCGGATTCGCCAGGCGCGGCTTTTCTGGCAAGGGTTGCAATATGCCTGGTGGAACCCCAATGACATGAACTGGCACCTGCCGTTTGAGCAGAAGTTCAACGATGACCGCACGCTGGAAGAGATGCCGCGGTACCAGTTTGTGACCAATTTTTATCAAGGATTTGGGTTGTCGTTTGTGGCGGTGCTTTCGCAGGATGTGCCCAGCGTGCGGTTTTATCCGCAGTCGGCGCAATCGCTGGTGGATATTGCCGCGGCGCGCGCGGCGAGCGACGTGGCGGAACTCATCGAGCGAAATAACCATGTGGAGCAACTGCTGACGTCGATCGGGTATTTTCTGTGGACCGATGGAAAGCTGGGCGCTTACGTGCGGTACGTGAAGGATGGGCAGCGCTTCGGTTTTCGCGAGGAAGAGATCCTGGCGGCGGTGGAGATTCCGTTGGGAGTTGACACGTGGATTTGTCCCTCCTGTGGCAGGGAGACTCCGGTCTGGGGAAATCAGAGAGTACAGGACGGATATCAGGGATCAGCGACCGGCGGTCAGGAAACTACTCAAGACGCAGGGAACTTGCCCCGATCCCTCGACTTCGGTCTGCAGGAGGCGCAGACCTCAGCTCGGGATGACAATTTCGGATTTGGCGAGAATGACGGAGCGGCAGGTGGCGGCGCTGGGGCAGGACACAACCCCGAATCGGGGTACGCCGTGGACCTGGCCGGGGAAGGCCTCACCCCTGAAGGGGTGAGCTACACGTGTCCGGGGTGCGGCGCGGAGTTGGCCGAGAAGGATCTGCGGAGGGCGGAGCGAGTGACGGTGCCGCGAGTTGTGGAGACGCGGCGCGTGGCAAACGGCCAGGAAGTGATTTCGATTGCCGGCGGCCTGGAGCTGAATACGCCCGTGTGGGCGAACGAGATGCACGAGTATCCGTACCTGCAATGGCAGGCCGAAGTGCACCGCGCAAAATTGAAGGCGGCGTACCCGCTGGCGGCAGGAAAGATCGAGTCGGCGCCATCGCAGGGCCCGGAGGACGTATACGCGCGCGTATCGCGGCTAAGCGTGGAGCAAGGATTGCCGTCGATTCATCCCGGCGACGCGCTAATGAACCTGATTACGTTCGACCGCACGTGGCTGCGGCCGTGGGCGTTTTACGGGATCGAGAACGAAGAGGTGCGGAACGAACTGCTGGCGCTCTTCCCGGATGGCTGCTACGTGGGGTTTGCGGGCGATGTGTACTGCGAGGCGCGCAACGAAAGTATGGACGATCACTGGCGGGTGCTGCACGCGCTGCCAGGGGACGGCCAGAACCGGCCGAGCGTGGGCGATTCGCTGGTGCAGGTGCAGGAGCGCTACAACACGTTGAGCAACATGCAGGCGGAGACGTATGAGTATGGCATCCCGCCGATTTACGCGGACCCGCAGGTGTTGGACTTTGATGCGCTGGCAAATCAGGTGGCGGAACCGGCAGCCCACTTTCCCGCGCGAGCGCGCCCGGGCCAGCCTTTGGCGGCAGGATTTTTCCAGCCGGCGCCAGCCCAGGTGCCTCCGGACATGATTCGCCACCAGCAGGATTTGATTGGGCCGGTGTCGCAATTCTTGACTGGGCTGTTTCCCGCGGTGTTCGGCGGAAACATGGAGGATGTGAAGACGGCGAGCGGCTATGCCATGGCTCGCGACCAGGCCATGGGGCGATTGGGATTGGTGTGGCGGCGGCTGAAACAGTTTTATGGCGAAGTGATGCTGCTGGGCGTGGACTGCTTCCGGAAAAACCGGCCGGAGGACGTGGATGTGCCGCTGCTGGGTCCGGATGGGACGCTGGATGCGCGGATGATTCGCGTGGGGGATTTGAAAGGGAACATCTGCGTACATCCGGAGGCGGATGAAACGTTCCCGCGGCTGAAATCGCAACAGCGCGGCGTGCTGCAGCAGTTGTTTGGACTGAAAGATCCGTTGATTCAAGAGGCGCTGGCGGAGCCGGCAAATCTTGGGTACATCAAGAATGTGCTGGGCTTGACGGAGCTGGTGATTCCGGGGGAGGACTCGCGGAACAAGCAGTTGCGAGAGATCCAGGTGCTGTTGGGCAGCGCGCCGATTGTGGTTCAGCAACGTGTCGCCGGTGATCAAGACGCAGGGACCCAGCCGGGATCCCTCGACTCCGGTCTGCAAAATGCACAGACCTCCGCTCGGGATGACAATCCGATGGGTGGAGGAGTCGTTGTGCTGCCGTCGGTGGTCGTGGATGTGCTGCTTGATGATCATGCGGTGGAGTTTGAGGAATGCAAGCGGTGGGCCAATTCAGAGGCGGGGCAGTCGGCAAAGATTACGAATCCGGCTGGGTTCGCCAATGTGCGGGCACATGCGGAGGCGCATTTACGGGCGATGCAGGCGCAAGCCGCATTGAAGACCTAAGAAGAACTTGGCGTGGCAAGATAACCGCATGAAAAGCTAGTTGGATGTGATCTTGCTGAGATGGGGCGCAGCAGTGCTGCGCCGCTACGTGGGAAGTGGGAGTGAGCGCGGAGAGTGGGATGGAAACGATTGCGACACAAAACGGCTTGCAAAGCGCGGGGCGGGAAGTGTTTGCGCTGACGGATGACCAGATCTTGGGGATGGAGCCGGAGGGGGGAGTGGCGAGTGGTTCGTCGCTGACGGACGAGCAACTGTTGGAAGACGCCGGAACGAGCGTGGAACGAAGCGCGGGGGAAGGCGTTGCGGACGGCAAGGGTGCGACAGGGGACCAGACGCGGCAAGAAGTTACAGAAGCGGGGAAAGCGCGTACGGAAGACAGGCGGGGGGCGGATGAAGGTACCCCAAGAGCACAGACCCATCAAGGATCAGGGCAAGCAGGAATGTCTGTGCCACAGGCGCCGCCACAGTGGCTGGCGGAGAGGATGCGCGATCCCCGGCATGGGGATGAGGCAAAGGAGTTGTGGGAAGGCGCGGTGCAGGCGAGGCAGGAGGCGGCGGCTTATCGCGAGGCGATTGCAACGCCTGCCGAGGCTCGCGCGCTGAAGGAGATTTATCCCGGCGGAGTGAACCAGGCGAAATCAGCGGCGGAACGCGCACGGCAGTTGGATGAGTTTGATGGCGCGTATTTTGGCGCGGCGGGGAAACCGGCGGAGGAGATAAGCGCGGCCAGGGCGCAATTGGCGCAGAGATTGATGGAGCAGGATCCTGCGGCGTTTCGCGAGATGGTGGCCGCGGGAGTGAGATTGCTGGAGGCTCGCGGCCAGTCGTCGCCGGGCAGCGAACAGCGGCAAGACGTGGGGAGCAAGCCAGGGTCCCCCGACTCCGGCCTGCAAAATGCGCAGACTTCCGCTCCCTTCGACTACGCTCAGGGCAGGCGGGATGACAACAGTCAGTTGGATCGCGGGGCGGGGGCCAGGAAAGGCCTCACCTCTGAAGGGGTGGGCTACAGGGACGGAAGCGGTGGACAGCCGGTTGCGCCGCAGGTTCCGCCGGCGTATGTGAATTTTGAGAAGGCGACGAATGCGGAGTTGGAAAAGAGCGTCGGCGGGGCCATTGCGCGAGCGATGGAGCAGGCGCTGCCGAACTTGAGAAGCCTGGATCGAGTGGGGCGAGACGCGGCTTCGCAGGGCACACCTTTACAGGAGCGATTGGGCGCGGCGGTGCGCGAGGATGTGGAAGCGGCTCTGAAGAGCGACGCGCAACTGGGCGAGCAAGTGGCGAGAATTCTGGGGGCGCGGCGGTTTGACGATGCCACGCGGGCTCAGGTAGTGCGGGTGATTGATGCGCGGGCGCAGCAGTTGGTGCCAGGCGCGGTGAAGCGGGTGGTGGGGAGCTGGACGACGGCCACGCTGGGGACGAGAGGGAAGAGCCGAGCGGCGGAAGCGGGATCTGGTGATTCGCGAGAGGCGCGCGAAACCGCTGCGAAGCCGGCGCCACGGGCGGGGAAGTCCGGCCAGAGTTCTGCGCACGGTGAGAGTTCGGAGCCGCGCGTTGGCGCGCGCGCGGCGAGTCGAGGGCGGGTGGATTACCGGAAGTTGAGCGACGAACAAATTCTGGATTTATAGAAAGAGTTCAACGCAGAGATCACAGAGCGCGCAGAGTTCGCGGAGAAGCTAAACCCAAGAGCACAGTCAGGAGTGACTGTGCCACAAAACGGAGTTATCAGTTTTCAGCTGTAAGTTTTCAGTTTGAGAGAAGAGAAATCCAAGACCCACGCACACACTCCGTGCCTGGGGCACCCGGCATGGCCCGGCTTTCAATCACACGTCTTACCAAAGTTTTGGCGCCTTCTCGCAAGACGCCTGCCTGCCCTTCTGAAGCGGGGCGGCACATCTAAGGAGAAAAAACAATGCCAGCACAGCAAAACGCGAATGTCATCGCGTTGCAGCTCGAGAAGGTGCGCGACAAGGTACCTTTGCTGTATGAGCGCGACGACATTCTTTTGACGATGATCCAGCAACGCGGTGACGTGGAGAAAATCTCTTCACGAAACTTGCGCTTGCCGTTGCAGGTCAATCCCGGTGGGAAGGCCGGGTCGTACAACGCAGACGGAGGCGACCTGGGCCGCGGCTCGGGAACACAGTACGACGTGGCGCAGGTGTCGCCGATCTTCTTCCGCTTCGCGATTGAAATCACGAAGCTGGTGGAATACGCGACGACCGGAAGGGAACGCGCGATTGAAAACGCGGCCAAGCGCGAAGTGGCCAACGGAATGAAGCAGTTTCGCGCGTTCCTAGACAAGCTGATCCAGACGGCTGGAAACGGCGTCCTGGGCACGATCAGCGCGGTGAGCGGGACAACCTTCACAATGACGGTGCCCTGCGGCGCGGCCCTGGTGTATCCCGGACAAACGATCCAGATCTACGACACCACCTTGACGACCAACCGCAACATCGCGGCGAGCGTGACAACCAACGTGGTGACGGCGGACCCGATCACCACACAGCAAATCAGCGTGGACAACGTTCCCACAGGGACGGTCGCGACGGACGTGATCGTGCATGACGGATTGAGCGGGGCGCAGCCGGTTTCGTTGTATGGGATCAAGTATCACCAGAATAATTCCACCACGGGAACCTGGCTGAACCTGAACCGGGCGACGTATCCGGTGCAACTGCAGACGCCGCGCGTGAACGCGGGTAACGCCGCACTGACACCGGCCAATGTCCGCCTGGCGATCAACAAGGTGCGCAAGGCGTTGGGGATCAATCATCTGAGCAAGCTCATCGCGTACATGGCGGTTGAGCAGGAGCATGCCTGGGAAAATCTGGGCATCACGGTGAGTTCCATCATCAAGGAAGGCGGCGGCGGAAACGGGAACGACCTGGACCTGCTGTTCACCGGCAGGAAGACGATGAGCGGAATTCCGATCAAATCCAGCGTAAACGCGGACCAGACGCGCGTTGACTTCCTGGATCTGGCCCACTGGGGCCGCGCCGTGTTGAAGGACATTGATTTCTACGAGGTCAATGGCAACACGGTATTCCCGATTTACGGGGCCAGCGGCGGACTGGCGGCGTCTTATATCTTTTATTTTGACACGGCGTTTCAACTTTGGTCGGACAGCCCGCGCAGCGGCGCGTATATCGATACGCTGGCGCGGCCAAGTGGCTACTAAGAGTGAGCCGTGTCATCCCGAGTGAGCGAAGCGAGTCGAGGGATCGTGGCTGAGCCGAAAGGGCTTGCCGCGATTCCTCGGCTACGTCCCGGCGAAAGACGCCAGGACTCCGCTCGGAATGACAATCTTCAGAATTTGGTGGGCAAGATCCAGGTCGTACGAGAGACGCACGACACCCCGGAAGGGGTCGCGCGGCGTCTGGAAGCTGCCGGGGGACGGAATCGCTTTGGCGAGCCCAACTATCGTGTGGTTTGGGGCTGGAACCGGTTGGCGTGGATTGGCGGGAAGTTTGAGGACCGCGACGCGCACGGGGATTTGGTGCGGGAAGTGGTGGAATTGCGGCTGGAGCCGAAATATCCGCAGGTGAACCGCTGGCACGTGGAACGCTGGGTGCCTCCGGAAACGTATGGGTCGCCGCGGGAGTGGTACGCGAACACGGTGGAAACCGCGAATGGAGCGAGCGTGCCGGCGCTGGGCCCGTATCCGGAGCGGGGCGAGTACGAGCATTGTTTTACGCTGCAAGGGCCGAAGGGCGATTTTGTGCAGTTGACGCCGACGATTGTGGAGCATGTGGCGCGAGCGATCGAATGGGCGAAGCGTTTCCCGAAGGCGAAACAGCGGGGAATGTTGTACGAGAAGGAATCGCGTGAAGAGCGGAACTACGAGGAGTGGGCCTACACCTTGATGGATGACGCGGCGCCAGCGCTGCACGGGCAGCCGTTTGTGACGGTGAAATGAAGAGGGAAGCAAAGGAAGTAAAGCAGGTAAAGGATGCAAAGGAGCCGAGGTAGCGGCCACCATTATGGGGAACAACATCGCGTGCGATTTATTGCTCTCCTGCCTTTCCGTCAATTGCCTCCTTTATCTCCCTTACCTCATTCCCCTCCTTTGCTTCATTTCACCCAACTGGAGAACTCATGAATCGGCTTCATGTTTGGCTAAAGGGAATCGTGGCGGCAGGGATTAGCGGAGCTGCCGGTGGGGTGATGACCGGGCTGGCGGCGGTGGGGATCGATCCGGCGCATTTTAACTTGCAGGCCGGGATGGGAGCGACAGTCCGGATTGGAGCGGCCGCGGCGTTGATCAACGCGGTGATTGGCGTGGCGGCCTATTTGCAGAAGTCGCCGTTACCGGACGAGTGAAGCGTGAACAGCAGGTTGTGCGTCGTCGGAGATTGGGGAACAGAATATGCCAGTAGTTGGATCGAGTGCGTATAACACGGCGGGACAGATCACGTCGCTGGTGAGGTCGTTGTTGAACGATGCGCAGGGAAATCTGTTCACGGATACGTTGCTCTTGCCGTATCTGAATTCTGCTTATCGCAAGGTGCAACGAGCGATTGGGAACGCCGGCGGCGGGGGATTCATCCAGGATGATGTGCTGCTGGTGGTGGCCGCGGTGGCGGAGCAGGATGCTTCGCTGCAGGTGTCGCTGAGCGATGCCAGCGCGCCGCCGAATCAGTTGCCGACGGACCTGCTGGTGCCGCTGAAGCTCTGGGAGCGGCCGAATTTGTCGACACAAGAGTTTGACGAAATGGTGGACCTGACCAGGCACGGCGGGCTGCCCTCGCGCGTGCAGGACGTCACCCTGAGCGTTTGGGAATGGCGCGCCGACGGGTTGTGGTTTCTGGGAGCGACGCAGGATACGCAGATCCGCTTGCGCTACTTGAAGGCATATCCCGATTTCACGGATGCGACTTCGCCCGTGCTGGTGCGGAACGCGCAGGAAGCCCTGGCGTATGCTACGGCGGCGCTGGCGGGATGGTCGAGGGGCAGTCCGCTGGCAGAGAAGTGGGACGATGCGGCAAGCGACGCGATCGAGGACTTGGTCGTGGCGGCAGTGCGGAGAGAGCAGCAGAGCGGCCGCAGGCGGCGCCCGTTTTCGACGAGGAGCGGATATACGCCGTTCTGAGAGCGTTTTCAGTTGTTAGTTTTAAGTTTTAAGTAAAGAGCTTTCGGCAAGACAGTTTTTTATCTAGGAGAGGGGTGCGGGAATGGCAATTACGATTTCGCTGTCGCCACTGAACGTGGACAGCAGCGCAAGCAATTTTGTGTATGCCGTGGCGACGCTGACGTTCTCGGGAAATTATACGACGGGCGGAGACACGCTGGATTTCACGCAAGTGGCGAACCAGTTGCCCTCGGATACGATTGTGCAGGCGTCTGCCGGAAGCCAGAACGGCAACAGCATGTACTACACGGCGGTCCAGGGAACCGCGCTTAACACCTGGAAGCTGAAGTGCTTTCTCGGCGGCGGAACGGAATTGTCGGCTGGAGCCTATCCGTCCACCGTTACGTCGGACATCGTGCAGCTCAGCATCACGGCGAGGAAACTGTTGTAGGGCGCTGGAAGTCGGATCAGAGATATCAGCGATCAGATATCAGCGACCAGGAGACGGCTCCTGGAGGCCGCTCCCGAATTGGCGGTCGCGGCTGGCGCTGAAGCCAGAGTTGTCATCGCCGGCTGGCAAGAGAGAAACCTCAGGTCTGAAGGCCTGAGCTACAGGACTGTGAAGCACATGATACGATCAAAAGTCAGTATGGGAATTCTGTGGGCGATATTGGCGGTGGCGCTGCACGTGTTGCCGGGAGTGGTAGGGCCGGCGCAGGGGCAGGGCTCGCGCAAAGACGACATTGTATTCAATTCGCGCGGTGTGCCGCTGGCCGGTGCGACTGTCCGCGTGTGTGCGATGCCCGCGAGCGGGCAGCCGTGCACGCCGCTGGCGCTCATTTACTCCGATCCGCTACTCACGCAGGCGCTCGCAAATCCCACGACTACGGACGGCATGGGGAACTACACTTTTTACGCCGCGCCGGGGAAGTACGAGATCGAGATCTCCGGCCCCGGAATCACCGCCAAGCAATTGCCCAACGTGATTCTGCCAAGCGATCCTTCCTCGCCAACATTCAGCAGCCTTTCATCCACGGGCGGAATCAGCGCGTTTACGTTGAGTCTTACCGGCAACCTGACGGTGAATGGCAGCACCACGGTGGCCGGGAATATGGCCAGCGGCACGCTGAGCCTCTCGAATCAAAGCACGGCGCCAGGCACGCCGGCCGCAGGCTCCGTGAACCTGTATACGAAGACCCTGGACAAGCGGCTGTACTACAAGGATGAAACCGGCACGGAGGTGGGCCCGATCGCGACCGCCAGCGGCGCGCAGACGAATGCGCCAAACACGTTCACGGCGCAGCAGAGTTTCAACGCCGACACTCAGTTTGGCGGACCGAATCCCTATTACGACCTGCGAAAGTTCGGCTGGTACACGAGTCCGACGTACTACCGCAATGGGACGACCGGCACCATGTCGGCCTCATCCTCGACGCTGACGCTGACAAGCGCGCTGGATTTCGCTAACGGGCAGGGCGTGGTTGTTCTTGGCGCTGGCCCGACGCCCACGATTTCTACTCCTACGAATGTGACGGCAGCGGCGGTAGGGGCGACTGGCTCGACCACGTATTACTACTGCGTAGTGGACGAGGACTACATGAACGGGCGCACCGCCTGTAGCGCGGCGGGAAGCGTGACGAACGCGGTGGCTACGCTGGGGATGCAGACGAATACGATTTCAACTTGCAATCGCGCTTCGGGTGTTGTGACCTGCACGACTTCGGC